TGCTGGTGCGGGTGTTCCTGAATCAGGGGTTGGATCCCCTCCGCCAGTATTGTCCTCAGTTCCAAGAAGTTCTGCGAGGTCGAATGTCACTTCGGTGTCGCTGGTATTACTTTGAGCCATAATTATAAATTTTCGTCAAAACAAAAATACCCCGGTGTAAACCAGGGTATTAGTATATAGACGTAACGAAATGCTACAGTTTTGGAGGGGCTCTCCTATCAATATCCGGAGTAGTATCCGGAGTATTTGGAGTACCCATTATGTATAGACTACCTGTCGGCATATCCATAGGATTCTCCATCATTTGTCTGCGAAGCTCACGTACCTCCTTTAGTCTTTTTTGAATACTATCCATTTACTGCAGCTTTATTGGATTTGACCTTACGTTTTTGAGAACGTAATTCAGACTCAAGATCCTTCATGTCTTCCATAAGCTTGTCTCGCTTCTGAGTAAGTTTGGCAATATCTTTTTCGTTCTCAACGTTACCAAAAGATTCAGCTTGAATAAGAGCCTTCTCAATAGCAATGTTACCGTCATAGATAGTATCCCAACGCTTATCCATACGATCTTCAAGACGCTGCTCTTTAGCAGCATCGATATTCATCTGTTGGAGTTCTTTCTTTTGTTCGTAGTCTTCGTTACGTCTTTCACGCATCTCTTCCTGAGCTGCTTGAAGAGTGAGACGCTTCTCAGTCAATGATGCTGAGGTGTACAGATCAACAAGTGTAAGCAGTGACGCTTGATCATTTTGCATAGCCGCTTGACCCAGCATATCCATAGCTTGATCAAGTCTACGTACTGTGGACCCATCTACAATATTAATGTCGTAGTTGCTGTCTGCAAACTCATCACCGTCCACATCAAAAAGCTCAAGGCTACCGTTGTCCAAAATGTACTGAGCTTGGAACCTTTTGTTACGCCACAAATACTTGCAGGTTTCTACAAGTTGACGAGTAACACGAAGTTTGGTTTCTTCGTGCTCTACAAACAATGGCTCTGTAATACTGGTAGACTGAAGAAGACTCTGCTGAATACCACTGGCTGTTTCACGATCCTTGGTCTGTCCTTCACGCTGCTTGGTTACACCAGTAACAATACTTACTTGCAGCTCGATGAACTGAAGCATGTTGACCAGCTGCTGAATGTAGTTTCCGATATCGGCATACAGCATTCTGCCTGTGGTATTGTAGTTACCACCAAGGGCACCCTTGTGCATACCCTCAGACTTGGTGTTGAATGAGTCAACACGCAGTACATTCATCTTACGCGCGTAGAACATCCACTTTTCAAAAGACCACTTGTCTGGTTTTTTGGCGTCATCCATCTCCATGATAGGAGGCCACCAATTGACCATTGCATTACGCAGGCGATCCCAGATCAGGTTGTACATGTACTGATAGGTCTTGCATCGATCCATCAGAGATACACCACGACCACCATTGGTATTGTAAACGGTACCAACGATCGGTGGCAATACAATAGATGGGTTGGTCATGTCAACCACTTGTATCTGACACGGACCACCAAAGTAAGTATCGTCTCCAATCTTGTAAGCATCCCACCACCAGTTTACCCAGATGGTCTTGACATACTCTCCCTTGGATTCATCAGGAATGTATGTCTCAGGCATGATCATAGTTTCTTCCTCACCAGTTGCTGGGTTGGGATACTTTACGATCTGTACAGGTTTCTTGGATCTCCAAAGAACTCTAAGCTCCCTGATGTTTCCAGCAGTATCATAGTATGGACCAAACGTGTGCCCATTGATACCAGCAAGTGCCTCAGCAATATCGATTGTCTTGAGAACAGGATCATCGGTCTCGAATGCAGACGATGTAAAGTAAGGCTCTTTACCGCCTACATAGTTATCCTCACCAGGAGCAGAGTAACCATGGGTATGGTCTTCGATCTGCTTGATGTCTTTCTTGGAAAGATTCTCATGATGACGATCCAGTATTTGACCAAGACTCCTGTAGTTCTCGATCACAATAATGTCGGCATCCTCAATACGATTGGAGTTACCGTCCATGATCGTGTATACGTTCAGTGGGTTCAGCACCTCCATGTTAGGCTTATCGCCAATAGGACTCACATCGTAGATCTCCTCAGCAGACAGGAGAGCATTTTTGAATCCATCATTAAATTTCTTACGAAGCCTCAGATCTTGAAACAAATACTTGATGATCCGATTGGCTCTGATCTCACGCTGATCTTGAAAGTTGGTCAACAGTCTTTTGCGCTCTTCGGCCATGATCTGTTTTTTCTGATCATCTGTAGTTTCAGGATCATTTAAAACAGCTTGAATAGATGCAGTCAAAGCTTGAGTCATAGCCTTTTCTTTATCAGACAAGGCTGTGGGATTACTAACTGCGGCTACAGGAATAAAGCTACGCTGACTCTCTTCACCAATAAGAACATTGAACTTACTTGTAAGGATCGGGTGGTGTGGAATCTCGGTACTCATGGTTCCATCCATGATGCGATCCGGATCGGTGAGGTTTAGAATGTCATCTTTGTTGAGCTTACCGTCCCAAAGATCAAAGTTGATAGCTTTTCTAGAATGGTCAACACGAATCCTCGAAGCATGCGCAGAGCCAATATGCTCAACGCCCTCGATATTGTCGATCAGCCAACGCTTCGATTTTTTCTTCGACGTTGGAATAACTTGCGGGGGTAATCCGCTGTATCTCACTTTTTTCTCCATAACTAAATAAGCCTTTCTGCTTTAGGCGGTTCATGTGCCGACTGTATATGTCGTCTTCTTGCTCAACAACTCGGTTGGGCTTTTTCTCAGGTAAACTCGTAGTATCTCCCCAAACAGCATCAACACCCCCGAGATAAAACATCATATCGGCATACAAAATAAACAATTTTTCCGCAGCTGACACACGGTCAAAGTTTCCATCTGCGTTATAATCGCGTGTTTCTACCGTGAGACCTAGGGAATTAAGCATCATGGCATTCGTAATTCCTTCGTCGTGTCGAACGGCCTGCTTTCTCAACCAGGTGTTGTAAACCTGTCGACCAAACTCGTTGATAGCAGCAGTTGCCACAACACCGTAACTTTTGTTCAAAGCATCAGGTCTGGACTTACTTACGTCCATACTGTAAAGAACCTCAGGCGTCTTAGCCAAAAGATGTAGACTATTCTTATTACGGAAGTGTGTGTAAAAACCTTTTTTGTTGTTTTCGTACAGACATATGGCATTGTAGTACATAAGCAGCAAACGGCAGTTCTCGTACCAATCATCAACCACCTCTGTACGTCCTGTGTACTCTGCAACAATGGTCTCCGTGTACAAGTCCATTATCAAGCAACACTGCAGCGATCCCTCCAGTCCATCATCATCAACCGGGTCGACCGCAGCTATGTATCTGTATGGAAACGGTAATCCCTCCTTCATAGTCTTGGGGTGTACGAATATCTCAATACAACCCTCTTCACCATACTTTATATCAGGTGGGTGTTCTCTGAACGGACGGTCATCTGTATTTTTCCATCGGATCTTGGTAGTATCATTCGGATCTCTTGTGACAAAGCCAGTCCAATTGGATGCAAGTATTCTAGGATTGGCCCGTATACGCTCAAGGTTAAGATCGAGGTCTTTACCAGGAAACTTGTTTTGACCTGTAGTCAAGAATGCCTCCGATGGTTTCCTTGGACGGTTCTGCTGTTCAGCCTGAAATGGTACCTGAGACTTGGCCTTCTTAAGACGGTCTCGTTCTTTGGTCAATACCAGATCTGCAAGTTCAAAGTCTGTGATCTTTTCGGGACCCTTCTTGAAGTCATTGATAGCAAAGTCTGCAGGAACAAACATCCCGATCTTACCCTTACCCTCCCAGGTATCCTCGAAAGACAAACAATCAAATTCCTCAGGATTGTAGAATACTTTCTTTGCAGCTTCTGTAGAACCTCCGGCCATGTCACCACCGGTACCAAACATCCAGATAGTACCAAACTTGAACGAGCCATCCATAGTGGTATCCTTCATCGCACCAAGAGTCTCGATCAAAGATCCAAACAGTCCGATCTCTTCAAGGAACGCTTTTGATGGACGGGTACCGTTACCAGCAAACGGGTTCGAGTGAAATGTCCTGTGGTGCAGCTTACTGCCTGACAGTGTATTCTTTGCACCCTTCTTACCATCGGCATATGTACCTGTTACAGATATAGCCAACGGACTGGGGAACAAATCATCCTGAAACTGAAAACTACCCGGCAGATGGTCAACACCGTTTATGTACTTATCCATCAGGTCATTACTGTACTGTGCAGAAATTGCACCTACCAGTGTCTCCGATGTCATTGGCATATCATTCTGACGTGCGGTTATATACGCATCGTAGTCATGGCTACCATCAAAAGCAAAGTTGTGAAATATCTGTACGGATGCCCAGTAACTCTTACCGCCACCACGAGCCTCGATATCGATAACATTCTTGGCTTGGTTCTCGTACAACGGTTTACCAAGATCCTTACCATGGTTGCGCCTTAAGTAATCGTACGCGGGTATGTAGTTTTTCTTGGCAGCTTCCTCAGCTGTAATTAGCCCGATTGAAATGTTAAAATCAAGCTCTTTAGGGTCGTACCGACGGTCGCAGGTATTTTCTGTATCATTAGTAAATCCAGAAAAACCGTATGCTTCTGTAGCAATGTAGGCTTTCTCCCAGTCAATGTCCCTGAGCCAGGGTCTTGCGATTACCTTACCGGCATTCTTTCGGCTTGCGTCATTAAGCTTGATATGCCAAATGTTGCAGTAAGTATAGAGTTCTCCGGGCATCCATTTACCACCAACCCAGTAACCCTCCATACAGCGACGCTTGATCTCACGCCAATAGTTGATGCGTTCAGTCCTTTGTGTGATAGGATTGAAGTCAGGAAATTCTTTCTCCAGAAACGCATCATTACTGATCATATCAAGCCTTGCTCTGTTTCAGACATATTACCTGAACCCTTCTTACGATCTTTCTCCACAATGATCTTACCACGTATGGTCTCCAAGGCGTCGTATATCTTGTCGGAGTTGGTAAGCATTTTTTCAAGCTGATCCGCAGTACCCTTGACAACCCTGGTCTTACCAGTGAGTTCGTCTGTAATGTAGTTGTCCAAGGTATACTCTGTTTCACGCAAGAACTTGTCACGTTGGTTCATCTTCTCAACCAGTGTAGCATAGTGTCGCTGAGCCGGAGTCGTACACATCTCTTCAACCAAGTCTTCAAGATGCTCTAACTGAGACCAGTCGTAATTAGGATCCCCAAGTACCTCACGAGCAACTGCCTTCTTGCGTTTGTCAATTGGCATGTGCCTGTAGAGATTCGTAGGATCAGCATCGTACAAAAACGCCAAAGCCCACATTTCTCGTGAGCTTCGGTGTTTTGTAGTCTTGCCGTCTTCCTGACTACGATCTTTGTTGTAGTGAGCTTTGAAGACTTTGACGTTCAGCCAATGACGATTGGTTTCCCAAAAGTTGTTGGATGTGTCATAGTTTACAAGCAGACTATCACTCATTTACAACTTCTGGAAGATTCAACTCCTTACGACGAGCAGCTTCTTTCTCAGCTTTCTCGGCGTAATACTTTTGCTTGAACTCTTCGTTGGGTTCGTTCTCGATATCACGAGACCACATAGAGTCCATGATAGCTACGGCCCAAGACGGATCGATAATAAAGAAACCGCTACCGTTACCCCACATAGTACGCTGGGCACCATTAGAAAAGAAGCGCTCGTTCATCATAACCCAGTCACCTGGTTTGATCACAGTCTGATCTGGACCAACTCTAACAACTTCAAACGTATTGGTCTGAAGCATCATGTTCTTGTCTTGCTTGACGTAAGAGTCAGGGTCAATGCGCAACATAATCCGGTCAGTGAGAGGCGTAGCGATGGGCTGATCAGTAAGATAGGTCAGCCATGCAATACGCATCATTTCGTCGTCAAAGTTTTTGAGCCTTTCTTCGTCGGAAAGAGATTCGCCACTGTTGATCACGGATGCACTGGGCAACGCATCCCTACGAGTCAGCTCCTTGTTGAGAGCTTTATTGTTCTTGCGATTGTTGAGGTTCGCAAAGGCTTGGTTTTTATTTTTCGCCATTTTTGAGGAATTTACTTTTTAGTCTCTGTAAACGTTTTTCGCTGATGCGAAATGTTCCAAGGTGTTTGTGAATGAAATAAGGTCGGTCGTCTTCTGTGGTTTCTTCGGTAAGTTCGTCGTTCGTGCGTATCGTATCCACAGTGTGTTTCCATGGCGCCCTGAACATTAGTTCTGCGTGATCTGGAGATATCCCCATCTCTGCGCCAACCCGTCTAACAATTTCACTCACCCTCTTCTGCATGACTAAATCCAATTACAAGATTGAAGTTTTTAATCAGAGGCAGTGTGTAGATATCGTCTATCCACTCAGTCTTTGTGTTCGTAGCTGAATCAACTTTGGATTTGATGAATCCCTTCGAGCGAATACGAGACAAGGATGTGTTGAAGTTACCTTCGGTCAAATCCAGTAAGTCTCGTATATCCGCTCGGTTCGAATACTTGAGAGCCTCGTCAAGACTCCCTTTGCCGGGGGAACACTTTAATATCAAATGCGTAGCAATATCTATTTCTGCAATTGTCAACGAATGCGTAATGTTTCTCGTGAACTGCAAAAACTTACGAATCTGCTCTTCTCGGTCAGGAGTTCTTACATTGATATTCGGTTTCATTCTCGCAAATATAACAAAAACTGTTAGAGAACTGCAAAATCAATAACAGAGCGTAATGGCCAATCTACTTTAGGGTCACCCATCTTGTGCAAAACCTCACCATTACGTTTGTAGTCTCTCTTGTAAAACATCTCTGGTTTGTAGTTCTGAGGAACCCATGTAGCACCGATCAATGTCTTGTCTGGATTGTCTTTACCTACAGGGTAAATAAAGATCTTCTGTACATAAACACCTTTGAGTTGGTATACCACCTTTTGACATAGTGGAAACCTTACGTCTGAATCCCTGCGTCCAAATCTGTTGATTGCAGCCTTTACATCTATGACACTATAATACGCACCGGTAACATCTTGGTTTGCCCAAAACAACGCGCTTGTTGAATCCTTACTTGTGCGCTCATTGTATGGAACAAACAACTTACCCTTAGCTTCTGGTGCCCAGTAGAACACAAAGTCAGGTGTGTACGTCCATGGTTTGAATAACTCGCGTGTAGCCTCTGTGTTTTTTGTAACACCAATCTTCTGAAAAGGAACCTTTACGGCTGGTGTCAATTCATACGGTAATGGCAAAATATCCACGGTAACCAGTCCAGCTGCTTTCGCTTCATCAAGCCACCACTGAAAGATTTCCTCGTGTGTAGAATCAAACTTTCTGCTCATGCTACAATAATACAAATTCTGTAATAACTTCTACAAAGCACTATTGTATCTTTGATCAAACTATATTTTGCAATGAACTTCAAAAAACTTTGGTTAGGCGTCAAGTCACTGTTCGATGCTCAGTGGGGCATCAACAGAGAGGTTAAACCCTTTGTACTTGACAGCACGAACGCTGGTTCGTGGCCGACTGATGCAGAAGGTAATTACCTAGAGTTCGATTACGTAATCGCAACAGTCACCCCTGTATTCAGCTCGTTCTCTGGTAACACTGCAACTGGATCCGTTACTCCGGTACTCGGTGAAGGACTAGGCATTCCGCTAAAGGTTAAGCAAGGAACGACTCTATCTGAAGGACAGATCATTCTCTATGCTCAACCTGCCTATTCATGAAAGCATTAAATGGTCCCAATCCTTGGTGGCATCGTAGATTTAGCTCTGGTGTCAATAAGCTAAAAAAGCTATCTTTTGACCTACTCAGTGGTGCATGGTTTCACAAGAAAGCACCAACTGATGAAGTTGTAGACGAAACTCCTGACGTAGATGCATCTCGTACTTGGCACAAAGCTCGTGCATTGCAGTTTAC